GGGTTCACAGTCGGCTAATAAATATATAGCTGCAAATTTAAAATGGTTATCTCAGTTTGTAAGAATAGTAATCTGTTTCGATAGTGATTCAGCTGGTCAGCTTGCTTCCGAGAAGGCAATTAAAATCTTACCTCCTGGTAAGGCAGCTATATGTAGACTCCCTAGAAAGGACGCTAATGAAATGCTCCTCGCAGGCGAAGGGGAAGAACTTAAAGATCTTTTATGGAAAGCAACACCTGTTAGACCAGATGGCATCCTTAACGCCAGTAACCTCTGGCAAGAACTGACAAAAAAAGGTATCAACAGCGTCTGTCCTTTTCCCTTTCCTCAACTGGATACCTTTACCAGAGGATTTCATAAAAGTCAGATGATGTGTATAGCAGCAGGTAGTGGTACTGGTAAGTCCACGATTTGTAGAGAACTTGCTCATCATTTTATGAAGAATAATTTAACGGTTGGTTATATAGCTCTTGAGGAAAGTGTACAGAGAACGATGCAGGGGA